ATCTTAAAAGAGCTTCTATGTTGTGGCTGAAGACAATGTACCAGTAAAGAGAAAGCGTGGTCGTCCCCGCAAGTCGGAGATAGAGAAGCCGAAGAACCGTCCTGTTGGTAGACCCAAGGGTGACCATTCGGCTATGGCAGAGATGAAGCAGCGATTCCTCGCGAGGAGGGATACCAATGCTGTGATAGAGTCTATCTTCCGAGCCGCTCAAGATGACGATCACAAAAACCAATCTGCTGCGTGGAAGCTCATAGTAGATCGCATCTTGCCTATTAGCTCGTTTGACAAAGATAAGCTAGGCGGCAAGCCTACGGTCAACATAACCATCTCAGGTGTCACTGATACAATCGTAGAACCCGAAGTGATAGAAGGAGAATTCCATGAGGATTGAAGACCTGCTAATCAAGCACGAGGGCTTACGGCTTAAGCCTTACGAATGCACGGCGGGAGACATGACCATAGGAGTTGGGCGCAACCTAGACTCTATGGGATTGTCTGAAGATGAAGTCTACTATCTCCTCGCGAATGATATCCGTCGCTGCGAGCAGGAGCTAACCAAAGAGTTTGAGTGGTTTACTCACTTGGACGTGGTGCGTCAAGACGCTATGATGGATATGTGCTTCAACCTTGGTATTAGCCGTCTTCGCGGTTTTAGAGACGCTCTAAGAGAAATGTCTCTTGCTAACTACGAAGCAGCCTCGATAGAGTTCTTGGACTCTAACTGGGCAGAGCAAGTGGGTCAACGAGCGATAACTATTACTAACATGATACGCACCGGAGAATACGATGCCTAATGTAAACGGAAAGAAATACCCCTACACCCCTGCGGGAATGGCAGCAGCTAAGAAAGCCAAGGCTGTTAAGAAGAAAGCCCCACCCAAGAGGAAGTAGCATGGGTCTCTACAGTAACATTAACGCGAAGAAGAAGCGGATTGCAGCAGGTAGCGGCGAGACTATGAGAAAGGTCGGCAGTAAAGGCGCGCCTACAGCCAAAGCATTTAAACAAGCTAAGAAGACCGCGAAGAAAAAATGAACCTAGACATTAGTCTCCTTGAGTGGCAGAAAGAAGTTTGGAACGACCCTACGCGTTTCAAAGTAGTTGCTGCGGGTCGCAGGACGGGCAAGTCTCGTCTTGCGGCTTACCTTTTGATAGTCAATGCACTTAAGTCAGACAAGGGGCAGGTCTTCTATGTAGCCCCCACACAAGGTCAGGCACGGGATATTATGTGGAATCTCCTTTTGGAGATAGGTCAACCCGTGATAGAGAACTCGCATGTCAACAACATGCAGGTTCGATTGATCAATGGCACAACTATCAGCTTGAAGGGCGCTGATAGACCTGAGACAATGCGCGGCGTAAGTCTCAAGTTTCTTGTCTTGGATGAATACGCAGACATGAAGCCCGATGTATGGGAGCTAATCTTAAGACCTGCGTTGACAGACTTGAAGGGCGATGCCTTATTTATCGGGACACCAATGGGTAGAAATCATTTCTATGAACTCTACAAGCAAGCCAGTTTAGGCGAAGACCCCACTTATAAAGCATGGCACTACACCAGTTACGACAACGACTTACTAGACAAAGAAGAAATTGATGCAGCTAAGAAATCCATGTCTTCCTTCGCGTTTCGCCAAGAGTTCATGGCGTCTTTTGAAGCGCGTGGCTCTGAGATGTTTAAAGAGGAGTGGGTTAGGTTCGATGACGAAGAGCCTGATACCGGAGATTACTACGTTGCCATTGACCTCGCGGGCTTTGAAGAGGTAGGAAAAGCCAAATCTAAAAACAAAAAACTTGACAATACCGCTATAGCCGTGGTAAAAGTGGGCGAATATGGATGGTGGGTCAAGGATATTATCTGTGGTAGGTGGGAATTAAACGCCACTGCGGAGAAGATATTCCAGATAGTTAGAGACTATCAGCCCATATCAGTCGGCATTGAGAAAGGAATTGCCAGACAGGCTGTGATGTCGCCACTGACTGACCTGATGAAAAAGTACCAGAACTTCTTTCGCGTTGAGGAACTCACTCACGGGAACAAAAAGAAAACTGACAGGGTAATGTGGGCGTTACAGGGTAGATTCGAGAACGGAATCTGCAACCTCAACAAAGGTGAGTGGAACATCCAATTCATGGATGAAATCTTCCAATTCCCTGACGCCCTAACCCACGATGACATGGTAGACGCTTTAGCCTATATAGATCAACTGGCTAAGGTGTCTTACTCATACGACTTTGAAATAGATGAGTTTGACGTAATCGACTCAGTAGCGGGATATTAAGATGCTCGAATCCAACGAAGATCAGTTTGGCATAGAAGAGACTCTTGAGTCTTGGATAATGGAGAAGTGCCGCGATTGGCGCGACCATTACGAGACTAATTACGAAGAAAAGTTTGATGAATACTACCGTCTTTGGCGTGGCATCTACTCAAGCGAAGACCGTAACCGCGATTCCGAACGATCACAGATCATATCCCCTGCCCTACAACAAGCTGTAGAGTCCTCAGTCGCAGAGATTGAGGAAGCTACATTTGGTCGTGGCAGGTTCTTTGATATGAAGGACGACATCTCTGACCAAGAGAACCAAGATGTAGTCTACCTTCGCGAAAAACTCTTGGAAGATTTTAAAGCTAATAAGATTCGCAAGGGTGTGGCTGAGTGTTTAATCAACGCAGCCGTCTTTGGTACAGGTATAGCAGAGATTGTCCTAGAAGAAATCAAAGAGATGAAACCTGCGACCCAACCTATCATGGATGGGCAGTTACAAGCGGTAGGTGTGAACATCTCAGACCGCACAGTCGTTAAATTACGACCTGTTTTACCTCAAAACTTCTTGATTGACCCTGTTGCTGTGGATGTAGACAGCGCTTTAGGTGTAGTGATTGATGAATTTGTCTCACCACACGCCATAGAACAGCTACAGGAGAAGGGTGTATACAAAAATGTCCCCTTCAACTTCGCGTATCCTGACACAGACTTAGATCCTGACCACGAACTTACCACGCAGCCTACCGATAAGACTCGTTTGACCAAGTATTACGGACTTGTTCCCCGCTATTTACTTGAGAATGACGATGAATACGAAGAGGTTGAAGAGCTAGTAGACAGCGAGGAAGAAGAAGGCTTCTATGTTGAGGCAATCGTAGTCATAGCTAACGGTGGTACTCTGCTGAAAGCGGAGAAGAACCCGTACATGATGCAAGACCGCCCTGTTGTGGCGTTCCCTTGGGACATCGTGCCTTCTAGGTTCTGGGGTCGTGGCGTATGTGAGAAGGGTTATAACTCACAGAAGGCATTGGACGCAGAATTAAGGGCTAGGATCGATGCACTGGCTTTAACAGTCCACCCAATGATGGCGATGGACGCAACTCGGCTACCTCGCGGGGCAAAGCCTGAAGTAAGACCGGGGAAAATCATTCTAACCAATGGTAATCCTTCTGAAGTCTTACAGCCATTTAACTTTGGTCAGGTATCTCAGATTACCTTCGCGCAAGCAGGTGAACTACAGCGAATGGTGCAGACTGCCACAGGCGCAATAGACTCTGTTGGTGTTGGTGGGTCGATTAACGGTGAGGCCACAGCAGCGGGAATCTCAATGTCCCTTGGCGCAGTGATTAAACGTCACAAGCGAACACTGATTAACTTCCAAGAGTCATTTTTGATACCATTCGTTACCAAGGCTGCACACAGATACATGCAGTTTGAGCCTGAGTTATATCCGGTATCGGATTATAAGTTTGAAGTCACCTCTTCTCTTGGCATCATCGCGAGAGAATACGAGGTCACGCAGTTGGTTCAGCTTCTACAAACCATGTCTCCTGAGTCTCCGCTTTATCCTGCGTTGATTCAATCAATCATAGACAACATGAACCTGAGTAACCGCGAGCAGTTAATACAAACCCTACAAGAAGCAGGACAGCCTTCACCTGAGCAGCAGCAAGCACAACAAGCTATGCAGCAAGCGCAGATGGAGTTCCAACAGTCGCAGACTAACGCACTGAACGGACAAGGCGCTGAGTCTCAAGCACGAGCTGCCAAGATCGCAGCAGAGACTAAAGCAATTCCTGTGGAGCTAGAGATAGATCAGATCAAAGCTGTGACATCCAACCTTTCGGTAGGTGATGCTGACGACAAAGAGTTTGAACGCCGCCTTAAGGTTGCTGACGCTGCCCTGAAAGAGAAGAGACTGAACCTTGATACAATGAAGGCCATGCCATAATGATCACCAAACGAGAACTCGAGGACGTAGTTACACAAGTTAACGTAGTCCTAGATCGGATGGACAAGCGGATTCAGTCTTTAGAGAAACAAAACGAAATCCTTCTTCACGAGGTCAAGAGCTTCGTGCAAGCAAAGCCGAAGGCTAAGAAGAATGGATAAAGAAACAGAACAGTATTATGACGACCGTGCGGATATGTTTTTGACGCAGGGTTGGAAGGATTTTATAGAAGAGCTTCGTGCCAATGCTCTTCAGATTAATTCCGTAGAGTATACGAAAGATGTAAATGATTTGTTCTTTCGTAAAGGTCAGCTCAGTGTACTGGCTGACATACTCAATTTAGAATCTGCAATGAACCATGTACAAGAGGATAGCAGTGATGTTGATAATCTTTGATTTCCAATGCGAACAAGGCCATGTCCATGAGGCAATGGTTAATCGCGATAAGGTAACCGAAGGTTATAGGCGTGACTGTCCTGAGTGCGGTGGTTCTAGTAGTAAGATGATCTCACCTGTTAAGTCGGTACTCGACCCCATCTCCGGTTCTTATCCGGGAGCTACTATGAAATGGGCTAAGGATAGACAGGCGAAGATTAAACACGAACGCAAGGTAGCCGAATCATAAGTCCTTCGGGGTAGCTTAGAATTGGTCTTGTCTCCATAGGAGTTTAATAGTGGCACAACTTATTGACGAAGTGACGAACGAGGTAGATGAAGAAATACAACAGGAAGCGGTCTCGGAAAATACTGAAGAGGTAGCCGTAGATGACACTCCCGAACATTATAGGGGGAAAACTCCTGCTGAGTTGATCAAGATGCACCAAGAGGCAGAGTCCCGCATCGGTCAGCAAGGACAGGAAGTAGGTCAGCTAAGAAAAGTTGTAGACGATTTCATTCTTAATCAGACCAAAGTCAACGAACCGGAACAGGCTGAAGAGATAGATTTCTTTGCCGAACCCGACAAAGCTGTTGATAGCAAAATTGCAAACCATCCAACCATTAAACAGTTGGAGCAATTGGGCAATCAAATGAAACAAAGTCAGACGCTTTCGGCTTTACAGCAGAAGCATCCTGACATTAAAGAGATTGCTATGGACGCCAACTTTCAGAAGTGGGTGGTCGGCAGCAAGATCCGTTCAGAGTTATACGAGCGAGCAAACAACAAGTACGACTATGACGCAGCAGATGAATTGTTTTCTTCTTGGAAATCAACTCAAGACGTTGCGCAACAAGCCGTAAGTGTTGAGCGCAAAGAGCGTAAACAAACTTTGAACGCAGCTTCAACGGGCGGTGCTAATGGAAGTTCAGAAGCACCAAGCAGAAAGATCTATAGACGAAGCGACATTATTGAACTAATGCGAACCAACCCGCAACGCTATCAATCGATGTCTGATGAGATCATGAGGGCGTATCAGGAAGGTCGCGTAAAAAGCTAACCTTTGAGAGATTATTATGACTACTTCTACTTATCCTAATATGGGTGGCGCAGTAACTAACACTACTGCTGCTACATTTATCCCTGAAATTTGGAGTGACGAGATTCGTGCGGCGTATGAGAAGAACCTCATCCTCGCGAACCTAGTCAAGAAAATGGGTATGACAGGCAAGAAGGGTGACATCATCCATATTCCTGCTCCTATCCGTGGCGATGCGTACGCGAAAGCGTCAGCAACTGCTGTCACAATCCAAAGCAACACAGAGAGCGAAGTGCAAGTTGCAATTGACAAGCACTACGAATACTCACGCATCATCGAAGATATTACAGAGACTCAAGCTCTTGCTTCGCTCCGTAACTTCTACACATCTGATGCGGGCTATGCTCTGTCACGTCAGGTAGACACAGACCTCTTCACGCTTGGTAAGTCACTAGGTGATGGCGATGGCTCTGCTTGGACTAACTCTGCTGCGTTCTACTGTGACGCAACTGGTGGTCT